TATCTGAGTATTCCGACATTAAAAGATTCTTACCGCTTTTCGAATGCCAAAATCGAAGAATTTATGAATTGGGTTGCCTGTTATATTGATTCCTATTGGCGCAAGCAGCCAAAGAGTAAGGAACACTATCTGACGGATGAAATTATTCGGAATCAGTTTATTGAGGATGAAAATGGGGATATTGTAACAGGAAAAGCGGTGAAATAAGGATTATTAACATGGGAGAGATGACAAAGACAAGCTGAAAGAAATGGAGAAAAAGGATGGAAGATAGATATTTATGTAAAGCAAGACCAATAGGGACTAGAAAACAGTGGGTAACTGGATTTTATGCAGTCCTTGGAGAAAAGACGGTAATTATCGTAAATGAGCCGGAACAGTTTTATGACGTTGATAGCGGGAAAAATAGTAGCGGAAATAAGATTGTAGAGGTTATACCTAAAACCGTCTGCTGGTGCACTGGAGCAAGCGATAAGAACGGCAAGCTGATATTTGAAAATGACATTCTTTCAGGGCATATCGATGATGAGTTTCCAGAAGATGAGACGAGAAAGCGTGTCGTGTGGCATGAAAACGGATGGTGTACGAATGAGCCGGGCTGTAATTATTATGAGGAACTGGATGATTTTGATTCAGAGAATTTTGAAGTGATCGGCAACATGATTGATAACCCGGAGCTGTTGGAGGTGTGACTATGACAATTGATGAAACTATATCACACACAAGAGAAGTCGCTGAAAGCCAAAAGATGTCAGCAAGACTAATCGAAGATAATGAGTATATCCCAGAATCGGTTGATAAAGAAGCCATTATATACGGAAATACTATATGTGCAGACGAACATGAGCAACTTGCTGAATGGTTGGAAGAGCTGAAGCAGTACCGAACAATCGGAACGGTGGAAGAATGCCGGGCGGCGATGGAAAAACAGAAAGCAAAGAAACCAATGCATGTAACGAATAGTTATTTTGGATACCAGAAACATAAAGAACATGTTTGGTTATTGTCCAGATTGTGGGAATCAAGTAAGCAAATCTGATTATAGATGCGTTTGATGAAATCCAGACCGCCTATGACCCGGACAAGGTTGTGGAGCAGTTGGAAGAAGTAAGACAAATAAACGCATCAGCAAATGCAGAAGCGATTGAAAGAATGTGCGGAGCATCAGCAAATTATTATAAAGGTGCAGAATGTGCATATGAAAGAGCAATCGAGATTGTGAAAGGCGAGTGTGCCACAGAACAGTCATGCGAGTGGAAACTTGAAGATTTAGAATCGAACCTTTATGTAACAGGGTGCGAAAATCGGCAGTTGATATTTGAGGGCACGCCAGAAGAAAATGGCTATAAGTATTGCCCTTATTGCGGAAGGAAGATAAAGAGAGGTGGGATAGATGGCTAAAGCAGTATTGGTTATGGACATGCCGGAGTGTTGTGCAGATTGTTATTGCGGATACTTTGAAAGAGACACCAAGGAACTTAATCTGGTATGTGGTGCTACAGGAGAGGATGCGAACAATGTCGGAAAGCCAGATTGGTGTCCGCTCCAGGAACTGCCGGAGAAAAGAGAAATTAATCATAACAAAAATCACTACATAAGTAACTTTTGGACAGATGCAAAGAGCGTAGGTTGGAATGCCTGCTTGGATGAAATTTTAAAAGATTATAGTATGAGAAAGGAGTAATGACAAAAGCCTTGGTAGACCAAGGTTGACCGCCTAAAGGTGAAGAAAGGCGAGAACAAAAGGAATTTAATTTGCGGTGCTTAAAGCACTATTGGGAGCCGTAATTCCTTATCCACGGACACAGAGCAATCTGTTAAGTGGTTGTCATGAAAAAATTAAAAGTATGTTGGGTAAGTGCAGGAATATCAAGTTTTATGGCTGGATATTTAGCAGGAGATGTTGATGAATGGATTTACATTGATATTGCAGACCAACACGAGGATAGTATCAGATTCATTAAGGATTGTGAGAATGCAATCGGCAAAGAAATACAGATATTGAAATCAAAAGAATACCGGTGCGTAGAGGATTGTGTAAGAGTATTCGGTGGTTTCAAAGATGCACACAACGGATTTGCACCTTGCACAAATTGGTTAAAAAAGAGGGTGAGAAAAGAGTGGGAAGAAAAGCATAAGGATTGCGAATTAACCTATGTCTGGGGATTTGACCTTAAAGAAAGAGACAGAGCCGAACGGACGATAGAAGCAAATCCACAGGCTGAACATGAATTTCCGCTCATAGAAAAGAATTTATCAAAAGAAGAGGTACATGGATTGTTTGAACAGACTTTTGGTTTTGCCCGACCTTTGATGTATGACCTTGGATATCCGAACAACAACTGTATCGGATGCGTCAAGGGCGGTATGGGATATTGGAATCGGATAAGAAAAGATTTCCCGGAAGTATTCGAAAGTCGGGCGAAGCTGGAAAGAGAAGTTGGGCATTCAATTTTGAAAGACAAAAATGGACCGGTATATCTCGATGAACTTGATCCTAATCGTGGGAACATGGATACGGAGATTATGCCGGAATGTGGAATCATGTGCTACTTAGCACAGTATTAAAACTATCAGAAAGGAACTAATATGAACAGTACAGACGCAGCATACAGAAGAGATAATTTTATCTTGACATTCATGGACTGCTTGTGCGTCCCAGATCAAAAAGACTATACACAACAAGACATTTGCGACTGCAACGAAGCGATTACAGAGTATGAGTGTATGCTTCAACACGCCATTGATGTTGGAGACAAGCAGGAAATTGCTTTTCTACGATCAGAAATACAGCACGTTAAGGCTGAAAAACGTAATATCAAGAGAATGATGAAAAACAGAATGGAGCCTGCACTTACATAGTTTTCACATGATAGAGAGTTTGCGATTGTAAGACCGAAGCACTTGGGGAACATATGATGTTCTAATCGTAGTCGAGAGGTCGGAAATTATGCTTGTGCGTAATTTGGTTTGGATAGTGGATATGCTCCAAATCCAAACACAGCGCATTCTCTTGATGAATTACTTTCTAATGTTCCGAAGAATCAAACGATTGGAGACAATCTGATTCGGGCATGGAGCATTATCAATAATAGTAAGTATGAAACAATAGTATGTTCTGTTTCCGGCGGATCGGATAGCGACATTATGGTTGATATATGCGTCAAAGTAGATATTCATCATAAAATTCGATATGTCTGCTTTAATACCGGATTGGAATACAGGGCAACCAAAGAACACATCAAATACTTAGAGGAAAAATACGGAATAAGGGTTGATATAGCGGTAAAAGCCAGAGAAGCCGGAATGACATACGGACAATATGTAGCGAAGATGGGAGGCACAAATCATGCGTAAAAACACAAAAAAAATATAAAAGAGAGCTTGCAGCAGCAAAAGCAGATATCAAGAGATTACTCACTGAGGAACATTTGCCGTGTGAATTTTGCAGATATGAGGCACGAATGGACGTACCGTGCACGCAGGGCGATAAAGAATGGTGCCGACAGCATGCAATCTGGAAAGGAGTATCAAATGGACGAGAAGGACGCAATTAGTATTTTAAATATGATTGAAGCACATGGGGCTTTACCAGTAAAAGCAAAAGAGATGGCAATCAATGCGATTGAAGAGGTGCAGCAGTACCGGGCGATTGGTACGCCGAAAAAAATAAAAGATTTATTAGAAAAAGCAGCAGAGGAAATTGAAAACCTGTATGGTAGAGAAACACAATTATCCGAAGAAATCAGAAAATCTTTGGACAGTTAACTTAGAATTTAGCGGAGGTAAGACATGGAACAGAAATGGATAACCGACAGATTGCCAGAATGTGAGGTGGAAGTCCTTATTTGTTATAAGTACAAGAACCGAGAAGAATCGCATATTACAACGGCAATATATGAAGACGGAACAATGTTGGAGAATGACAGCATATGGGATTGGGAAGATATTGATGGAGAATACGATGAGAATGAGGATTGCTACATTATACCTCAAGGTTGGTGGGAGTACAGACATTTCAATCCAGACGATGTATATAACAACCTTGTGGATGCCGAAGTCCTTGGATGGATGCCATTGCCGGAGAAAATTTAGAATTTAGGAGAAGATTGTATATGGAAAAAGAAAAAATAAAATGGCTGGAATGGAGTGGAAATGTTGAAGAATGGGGCAAGATAGAATGCCCGATGCTAGGAAATGAATGGGTAATGACGTATTACCCAAAAGGTACGCCTTGCTATTATTCTTACACTGCTCCTTTTATTGATGAAAGCGGAGACGTATGCTACTACAGATTTGACCATGACGAAGGATGCTGGGAGGAAGATGTTATTTATACCATATGTCAAAGTGAAGAGTATCAAGAGAGCATGATTTTTAAGATGTAAACTGAACTTTAGCGGAGGTATTGAAAACATGGATAAAACAACATTGCATTTTTTCACTGCAATAAAAAACGGTGAAGTAAAACATATAGGAAAAAGCATTATCATACAGCCGGAAGTAAAGTTTGGCGGTGGCACGATAAAATGGTTTGACGACAAGCAGTTAGTGAAAAATAAAGGAGAGGAGACATGTTAAAAAGAGAATATAAAAGAAGAGAACCGACAAATGAGGAAAGAATATTTTTAAAGTCGAGAGGACTTATACCGGACAGCTGGCTAATATTGTACGAAAATAAAAGTGTATTAGTGGTTATTAGTAGAAGGAGATCATACCGAAAAGTATTAAAAAAACCAAGAAAGAAATTGATGAAAAAGGAAAAAGAACTATGTTAACAGTACAAGAAGTTTACGGTATATGACATTGTCAGAACACAACATTATACATATTTTATGATCTATGATGGTGGATGGAAATATATAGACGCTGACTTGTTCCGTGAATGCGACAAAAACTGAATATTGAGATTTTTGCCGGCTGAAATATGCCGGTAAAAACTGTAGTACATTGATAATTGAATATTGGCGGTTGGAGTGGTATAATCTCGATATCTTGTCATGGAGGAACAGTTTGCAAATGTACTATGTAGGATTTTTAGATATTCTTGGATTCAAAAAAATTGTATGCGAAAAAGAAGAAAAAGATATTTTAAATATATTTGAGCAGATTCAGTGTATTATTGATAATTTGAAAAAAGAATTTGACATAGTTCCTATTTTCTATAGAATTATGTCAGATAGTATAGTTGTTGCCTGTGATGATTCAATCCCTCCCGCATTGACAGTTGTATTATATTGCTGTGGGAAGATACAGGAACTATTGTTGGCAAATGGTATTTTATTAAGGGGTGGAGTGTCACATGGAAAATTCTACTATAATGAAGTGATTATGTATGGCAAAGGACTAGTTTCTGCGTATGAATTGGAAAACAATATATCGAAATATCCAAGAATTGTAGTCGATACCTCCTCAATCATAGAATATAAGAGTAAAATGAAAGATACAGATGTATATTTTGAATTATTCAATTTACTTGAGAAGGATACACAAGATATCTATTATATAGATACTGCATTAATGTATTTACATGATATTTCCCAAAAGGAACTCATATACAGAATAAAAAAAATAAAAGAATTATTAGAAAAAAATTTACTTAATATTAAGTTACCGCTGAATGTGAGAGAGAAGTACATTTGGATTAAAGATGAATTCAATGATTTTATGAAAAGAAATCCACAGTATTCGAGTTATCAAATTAAAATAGATGTTAAATAATTGTTCGATACCAACCGTCAATATTCGATGGTTGGTAAATTTTATAGATATATATAGGTTGTTTTAGAGGAAGGAATAAAGATTGTAAAATGGATATCACCCAATTCTTTAGTGAAGATAGTGTTGTATGGCATATTGTTGAATTTTTAGCACCATTTTTAATTTTAATAATAACGTTACATGATGAGAGAAAACAAACTGCCAAATATAAGAGGCAGGAGATAAAGTTGCAATATTTGAAAGAATGTATTAGTTGGCTGAGCGAATTAGAAATGTTAGCGTATATTGTTTCGGATAAAGCTGCTGAGTGCGTATACACATTCGATACAGAGAAGTTTATTACAAATCATAGGGAATTTAACCGGGAAGCAAATGCAATGATGGAAAAATGTTTAGCAGGAATAGGGACATATAGTAGCGTGTCAAAAGCATTATGTATAGAATTTGACACAGAAGAGATTAGACATTTAACCGGGAAATTTATGAGCAATCTGCGTGAAACATGCAAAGAGAGCTGCGGGGAACAGGAAGGACAGCAGGTAAAAAAGATAAATAGTAGCACAACAGCATTTCAAAAAGAGATAAGAAATAAAATTTCCTTAGTAGGAGAAAATGTATCAAAACTATTAAAAGATGAAAAGTAAGACTATGTATGATATAATAGTTATATAAGTTAGCGCCATTGAGCCGAATATTAGTCATTAATTTGATTGATGTCCGGCTCTTTTTATTTGTGTGATAGGAGAGGAAGTGAGATAGTGGAGAATTACGAGAAAGCAGAACAGGATTATATGTCAGGAATGAAATATAAGGATATAGCGGAGAAGTACGGAACCACTATCAACACTGTCAAGAGCTGGAAAAAACGGTATGCATGGAGTAGAGGAGAGGGTGCACACAAAGCGGAAAAGGTGTGCACACAAAAAAGCAAGGGTGCACCAAAGAAGGAAGCACCTATAGATGATGGCACGAAAGCAACATTACAGAATGATGATCTGACGCCGGAACAGCAGATGTTTTGTATATATTACAGTAGGACCTTCAATGCGGCGCAGAGCTACCAGAAAGCATATGGATGTAGTTATGAATCGGCGATTGCAAACGGTTCACGACTGCTAACAAATGATAAGGTTCGAGCAGAAATCGAACGCCTGAAAGAAATTAAGCGCCAGCAGATAGTAGCCGGTGCAGATGATTTTGTAGAAATACAGATGCGAATAGCTTTTTCAGACATGGGAGATTACTTATCTTTCGGCAGAGAAACAGTAAGAATTATGGGGGCGTTCGGACCGATAAAAGATCCAGAAACAGGAGAATATCTTACAAAAGAAGTAAATACCGTACATCTGGCAGAATCTTGTAATGTAGATACGCAGATCATACAAGAGGTAAAACAAGGGAAAGATGGAGTATCATTAAAGCTTGCCGATAAGCAGAAAGCATATGATTGGTTGACAAAGTATTTCTTACTACATCCAGACGATAAGTATAAGGCAGAATTTGACAAGAAGCGTGCAGAGGTCAAGGATGACACCGGAGAGGAAATCCTTAAGAATATGCAGACCATAGCAGATATTTTGAAAAATCCGGTGGCGAACCGCAGAATAGAAGATTTTGAGGAGAAAGCAGATGAATAGCCCGGCACCGTTCAGTGAGCGGCAATATCAATACTTTCTCTGGTGCATGAGCAGCTGGTTTAATGTAGCGGAGGGCGGCAAGCGTGGCGGCAAGAACGTACTGCAGACCATTATATTCTGTTCGCTGCTGGAAACACATCAGAATAAAATACACCTTGTAGCCGGAGTATCAAATGCGACGGCAAAGCTTAATATTTTGGACTGTGATGGATACGGTTTGCTGAATTACTTTGAGGGCAGATGCCGCGAGGGCAAGTATAAAGACCGTGATTGCGTGTACGTGCAGACCAAAACCGGGGAGAAGATTGTCCTTATATCCGGTGGAGGTAAAGACGGGGATGAGAAGTTGATAAAGGGTAATACTTACGGCATGGCATATGTGACAGAAGCGAACGAATGCCACCCGAAGTTTTTGAAAGAGGTCTTTGACCGAACGATGTCAAGTTCCGACCGTAAGATATTTCATGATCTGAACCCGAAAGAGGAAGAGCATTGGTATTACACAGAGATACTTAAATTCCACGAGAAACAGCAGGAGAAAAATCCAGATTACGGATATAACTACGGACACTTCACTCTGGTGGACAATATGAGCATGACGGATGAGCAGATCAGAAAAGTTCTTAGCACCTATCAGAAAGGCACAGTATGGTACAGGCGAGACATTAAAGGTGAGCGTGCTGTTGCAGAAGGAATCATTTTTCGGAAGTTTGCAGAGAACAATGAACCATATCTGTATGATGAGGATACAGATCCACTGTTTGAACGTGATATAGAGGGCAAACTGCTACACCGCCCATCAAAAATTACGATGGGTATAGACTTCGGTGGAAACGGATCCATGACAACCTTTGTGCTGAAGCTTTACTTCCACGGATATCATGATCTGAGGACGGCAGAGGAGGCAAACTTGGAACTGTCACCAGACATTGATGCGGAAGCGATATGCAGTAAGTTTATAGAGTTTTTCAAATACTGCCAGGGAAAGTACGGATTTATTGACTGGGTATTTCCAGACAGCGCAAGCACAACGATGATAAACAGCCTGCGG